TACATGGGAAGCAAGTGCGGCGCTAGAATATACCCTGACATCACCTCGTCTAGAAGAAGGTGAACATACGTATGAAGTAAGTAGATTTGGGCCGGGAGGTATAGTGTACTCTCGGGATCAAATGTTGTGTATAATGTTGTTCAATATAGCGGGAATGTATAAATGGTCTCCAGGCATGCAAACTATGGAGGATCGCATTGTCAAACGAGATACTGCTGTAGATCTTACAGTTCCATTAGTATCTGCGTTGATACGTCTCGCAATTGGACAAAACCAAACGCTTATTTCACCACCTTTTAGGCGTGACGTGGGATTAAAAAACGATCCGTGGAAATGTCCTTTACCTGGAATAATAACTATATACCACCAGTTGGATCGGTGGAGGTTTCAACAGTATTTGGACAAAAACCCAGTCTTAAGTATGTATTCCGGTAAAGCGGAGTACAAACGAGAGTATCCCACAACTTATATTTACACTGATATAGTTAAGCAGGGAAAAATTAATTTTACACTTAATTGGTCGGAACATCGTAAGCCGTCAGGAGAAGTACCATCTCTTGTTCAATTGGCTTATGAAAAAGCGTCTCATGCACATCGGGCGTTTTATCAAACTGAGCATGGACCAATGGTGGCTTATTCTATGCAAAATGTGCATTTGAAGATTCCCGGTATGCTTAAAGCTTTCAACCAACCTACTCATAAAATGAACGATAGATGTAAGAAACACATGTACTTATTACCGGCAGCTATGGATCGATTAGTAGATGTATTGGGAGTACGTAAGCATCTAGGCAAATATCGTTGGAAGCTTAATCCTGCTTTGTTACGCGACGAAAAGATGACATCAGGAGGCGAGCGGGCAGATCGCAGAGGACGTATACGTTTTAAAGGAGGTTCAGTAGTGCATACGGCTATTGGACAGAAGACTATTAATGCAACTTATTGTGCTAATAAGTTGCAGGAATTCTTTGACTCGTGTTTGACTGAGAAACCGTATTTTCACCACCCTAATTATAAAATAGCAAAGAAACATGAAATGCATTATGCTTCAGGAGAACCTGGATCTATTTCTAAAATACATCAGAAATGTCGTGAATTTTACATTCCGCACTCTATGGTAATCGGAGCTGAAAGAGCTCTTTTTTTGTTTAAACATTTAATACATCGCGGTCCGGTTATTACTATAGGGATGTCCTGGTGGTGGGGTGGGGGACAACGGTTTTATGAACAGATGTATATTCCTGGTGGACTTGCCGGAGATGGAGATTTTTCGAAGATAGATAAAACAATTAAAGCAGTTCTTTTGGGCTTGCATACGAACGCCGGTACTATGTTTCTAGATCTTAAAGGAATGAAACCTGAAGATGTTCGTATGTATCGTGTAGCACTACGCGTGATGAGTAAAATTAAAGTCGTTAAAGTTACGCGTATTAATGGAAATACTTGGGTTGTCGTTAAAGGAGTCAACCCTTCTGGAGTGCTTGAAACGTCCGATGCAAACTCTTGGATAGTGGCATTATTGATAGCAATGTGGGTGGAAACGATGCGCCTGCAATCTAAAGAAAATATGAAGAAAATAGATAAATATTTCTATAGTCAATTTCGTGTCAAGATTAATGGTGATGATCATGTTATGAATTCAGGACCGGAATTAATAACTATTCTTAATGAACACTCTTTTGCTTGGTACGTTGAGCAATATTGGGATATGGAAATTCGCGACCGTCGGGTCGGGCTCTCTATTAAATCTACTATACAAGATGATAAACTTATTGATACAGGACTGCTGTACTTAAAACGGTATGTTGTAGATCGTCCAGCTTTTATGCCAGTTAAATGTAGCAGCATAGTTCCCTGGAAACCGGCTTCAGGGCATTTTATGCGAATACCTTATTCTGACACGGGATTCGCAGGCTGGACTCGTATATTGGTCTCTATTATTGGCCATGCATGGGATAGTATGGGCACCAATTTGACCGCATACAGTGAATTATCAGTTTTGTACAATATGGCTTTATTGGAATCTGGAGTTAAAGAGTCAACAATCCCGAAATTAGTTTGTGAAGAATTTCGGGATGATACTCTTATAACTAAAATGTACAAGAAACTTAACTTGTCGGAGAAAGATTTTGCGGGGTTTCCTACTCTTAATGAATTGCATTCTCGTCACGTTTATCGCGAGCTTTCTAATGTTATGGATCCTGAAATAGCTTTTGGAAGC